CCTCGATGGATGACTTCTGATGAAAGGCCAACCCATGACCCGCACCCGTATCGACGTCCAACTCGCTGCAGCCGCCACCCTGCTCGACCGCCTGGCGTCGTCGTACCCGTCGGCGCTCGGCCACCTCGCTCGCGAGCTGCTGGTGCTCGACGGTATGCCCGACCACACCAGCGGCGCCGGCATCACCCGTGGAGCGGGTAGCGACGTCGAGGCGCTCACCGCTGTCGAGCGGGTCGCCGCCTCGAGGGTGCACTTTGCCACCGAGCTCGACACGTTGCGTGAGGATGCCCAGGCGGTCATCGAGATGATCGGCGCACTGGCGCACATGATCGACCGGGCCATCGGCCTGCGGGCACCGATCGCTGTGTCACGGTGTCGCGATTCGCTGCCCGGCCGTGATGGCGGCATGGAGTGGGGCGACCCGACGTGCGAGGAGATCCCGGCGAAGGCTGGGCTGTGCTCGGCGTGCTACCAGCGCGAGCGGCGCTGGCGCATCGGCGAGGGGCTGGCTGAGCGGGACACCGTCGCCGCTCGATGAAACCTGGCCGCTGACCTGCGTCGATGTTGGACAATGAAACCAAGAACCTGTAGTCTCGGTGTAAGTCGCCCGTCGTGTGCAGCAGCATCGGCGGGCGTTGCCGTTGTCGGGGCCATGCATCGGTCTTGCGTGCATACATGCATGACCATGCAGCCACCATGCATGAAGGGGAGGGGGCGGGGCGTTCACGCACGCGAAACGCCTGCTAGAGCACCCCGCCGCTTCTCGTCTCTCTCCCCGAGGCTCACCGGGGGTGCATGATCGGTGCATGAACATGCATGAATGCATGCATGGAGGTGCATGACGATGCCTGCGAAGGACCGCAGCCACTACGCCGGGTCGTACGACAAGCGCGCCCGCCTAGTCCGCGAGCGGGCCTACGCCGATCTCGGCACCCGCTGTTGGCGGTGCGGTCGCACACTGGCCGAGGAGCAGCGCCTGGTGCCGTGGAAGCGGGTCACCTGGCACGCCGGCCACACGGTCGACGGCGACAACTCGGCGCCGCTGATGCCTGAGCACTCGACCTGCAACCAGCGGGCCGGTGCGATGGCGGGCAATCTGGCCCGCAACCCGAAGGGAACTCGCTGGTGGTGACCGACGACGATCGCCGCCTACGCCTGGAGCGGCTGCGTGACCAGCTCACCGCTGCGATCGAGGCGTGCAGCGACAACATGCTCCCGCAACTGGCAGGGCAGTTGCGGGCGACGCTGGCCGATCTGGCGGCGTTGCCGGAGCCCGTCGAGAGGCAGTCACTCACCGATGAGCTCAAGCAGCGTCGTGCAGCGCGTCGGCGCTCAGCGGCCGAGACTCCAGCACCTGCCTCCGGGTCAGGTCAGTAGCGCCGGGCAGGACGCCGTCGACTTCGCCGCTGCGTGCGGCCTGGTGCTCGACGACTGGCAGGCGTGGTGCCTGGACAAGATGCTCGGCGAGGACGCAGCGGGTCGGGCGTTGGCCACGACGGTGCTGCTGATCCTTCCCCGCCAGAACGGCAAGAACGCCGTGCTCGAGGCGCTGGAACTCTACGCCTTCTACGTGCTCGACGAGCCCCGCATCCTGCACACGGCTCACCTGGCCAAGACGGCCGCCGATCACATGCAGCGCATGGTGGCGCTGGTGCGATCGAACCCCGACCTCGACGAGGTCACGCACGCCTACTTCGCCAACGGCAAGGAGGCGTTGCAGCGTCGGGACACCGGCGCCCGGTTGGAGTTCATCACCCGCGGCCGCAAGACGGCCCGTGGTGGTTCGCCGACCCGGGTGGTGTTCGACGAGGCGCTGTTCCTGCTCGACGAGCAGGTGCAGTCGATCCTTCCGGCGATGTCTGCGCAGTCGATGCGTGCCGACCCGCCGCAACTGATCTACACGTCGTCTGGCCCGTTGCCGGAGTCGGTGGTGCTTCACCGCCTGCGCCGTCAGGGCATGGCCGGCGAGTCGCCCCGGATGTTCTTCGCCGAGTGGTCGTGCGAGGTCGGCACCGACCTGCGTGACCGTGATGCGTGGTACGAAGCGAATCCGGGTCTCGGCATCCGTATCGGTGAGGACTGGATCGCCGGTACAGAGCTGGTGCAGATGTCGCCCGAAGGGTTCGCTCTCGAGCGGCTCGGCATTGTGGTCGCCGACGACGGTGTGCACGCCCATCTTCCCGGCTGGGAGGCGTGTCGTGCAACGAAGTCGGCGCTGGATAAGCCGCCGACGTCGGTGGCGGTGGCGGTCGGGCCTGGTGGCCAGTGGTCGTCGGTGGCTGCTGTCGGTGCGTGCGCCGACGGTCTGCCGTACGTCGAGCTGATCCGGCGGGAGCCGGGCACTGCGTGGCTCGTTGCCGAGGTGCAGGCCGCTCATCAGGCGGTCGGCGTGCCGATCGTGATCGACCCTCGTTCGCCGTCGGTGGGCGTGATCGACGAGATCAAGCGTGCCGGTGTGCCGGTCGCCGAGGCGACCACGGCCGACTATCTGCGCTCATGCGCTGCTCTGCAGGACGCTGTCGGCAACGCCAAGGTGCGCCACTTCGGTGACCAACCGCTCGACGCTGCCGTGGTCGGCGCCGACATCCGCTCCGTCGGTGAGGCGTGGGCCTGGTCACAGAAGGCGTCGACGGTGGACATCACACCGCTCGTCGCAGCGACGCTCGCTCTCGGCGCATGGAACGCACCGGCTGCCCCCGAATCCGAGGCATGGGCCTCGCTGATCGACCTGTGAGGTGACGATGGACAAGCGCATCACCTCGGCAGTAGAGATCGCTTCTGCGGCCGCGCTGGTCATCGGCGCTGCGATGGTTGCCGGTGCTGCTGGCTGGATCGTCGGCGGTCTGCTCGGCATGGTGTTCGCTTGGCGGGCCGGGCTGTGAGTCTGCTGTTCCGCACCCGCAAGCCTGCCGAGGTCGAGGCCGAGCGCAGCCAGATCAGCTTCGCCGAGTACACCAAGCTCATCGAGCCGTGGTTGCCGTGGTTCTCGCAGCAGCCGAAGTCTCGCGAGCACACAGAGCGCACCCTGGCAGGCATGACCCGCCAGGCGTACGGCACATCGGGCGTGGCGTTCGCGTGCGCAGCGGTGCGCATGCAGGTGTTCAGCGAGGTCACCTTCCGCTGGCAAGATCTTGCCAGCCGCCGACTGTTCGGCAACGCCGAGCTGTCGCCGCTGGAGTCGCCGTGGCCGGGTGCTGCGACCGACGACCTGTTGGCCCGCATGGAGCAGGACGCGACGATCTGCGGCAACTCGTACTGGATCAGCGCCGGGTCGCTGGTGCGCACGGACGGCCTGCAGTTGCAGCGACTGCGCCCGGAGTGCGTGACGATCATGCTCGAGCCGGTCGAGCACCGCTTCGGCGGTGTGATCGGGATGCGCAAGGCGGGCTACGTCTACACCGAGGACGACAAGAGCGAGCCGGTGCTGCTCGACCTGGAGGAGGTGGCGCACTTCGCGCCGCTGCCCGATCCTCGGGCCCAGTTCCGGGGCATGTCGTGGCTGTCGGCGGTGCTGCCCGACGTGGACATCGACCAGTCGATCCAAGACTTCAAGCAGTCATTCCTCGACAACCAGGCGACGCCGAACCTCGTTATCTCGTTCGATCCGTCGGTGTCGCCGGAGACGTTCAAGCGTCTCACCGAGGTGATCCGATCGAAGGCTGCAGGCACGGCGAACGCCGGCAAGACGCTCGCCCTCGGCGGCGGTGCCGACGTGAAGGTCGTCGGCTCGAACTTCGAGCAGCTCGCCATCAAGGCGGTGCAGGGTGCGGGTGAGACTCGGATCGCTGCTGCTGCTGGTGTGCCGCCGGTGATCGTCGGTCTCAGCGAAGGCCTGTCCGGTTCGTCGCTGAACGAGGGCAACTACGGCCAGGCGCGCCGCCGGTTCGCCGATGGAACGATGCGCCCGAACTGGCGCAGTGCTGCGACCGCTCTGGCGACGCTGGTGCGCCCGCCCGCGGGTGCACGGCTGTGGTTCGACGCTTCCGACGTGGCGTTCTTGCAGGAGGACGTCGCCGACGATGCTGCGATCCGTGAGGCGCATGCCCGCACGATTCGCCAACTGGTCGACGCTGGTTTCACGCCGTCGGCGGCGGTGTCGGCGGCGGTCGACGGCAACTTCGACGGTCTCGCTGCGGCTCACTCGGGCCTGTTCAGTGTGCAGTTGCAGCCGCCCGGGTCGGGCGATCAGCCTGCCCGTTCGGAGATGCTGGTGCCGCTCGTCGAGGAGCGCACCACGGCGCCGGAGATGCATTTCCATCTGCCCGACTCGATCGACGTGCAGATGCGCCAGGAGCCGATCATCATCCCGGCACCGGTGGTCAATGTGCCTGCTCCGATCGTGAACGTCACGGTCGATCCGACGCCGGTGCAGGTCGACGTCGCTGCCCCGGTGGTGAATGTCGCCCCGGCCGAGGTCGTCGTGAATGTGCCCCCGGTGCAACTCGAGCTGCTGCCCGCTGCCGAGTCCGACGGGCCCGAGCGCAAGAAGGTCACCTTCAAGCGCGACAAGGACGGCCGCATCATCTCGGCTGAGATGGTCGAGGAGGACTGATGGCCGACAACGTTGGCTATACCCCAGGGTCGGGCGCAACCGTCGCCGCCGACGAGATCGGCGGCGTGCTGCACCAGCGCGTCAAGCTCGGCATCGGCGACGACGGTGTCGCCGTCGACGTGTCGGAGTCCAACCCGATGCCGATCAACGCCGTCGGTGAACTGATCGAAGCGGTCGAGGCAATGCGTCTGGCGATCCATTCGCTGACCCGCTCGATGGGTCAGGCAATGCCCGACGCCGCCGGCCGTCTGCGCGTGAACGTCGAACTGGGCGCACTGACGGCGTCGATCGCTGCAGCGCAGACCCTGGCGACGGTGACGACGGTGGCGACGCTGACGAACCAGACACAGATCGGCGGCCTTCCGGCCTTCGAACAGATCCCGGCGCTGATGCGCCTCGGCGCAGACAGCCTGCGCCGCAACGTGAGCGTGAGCTGAGGCAGGGGCAATGGCAACGACGAACGGCAACCGCAAGATCCTCGACCTGAAGCGATGGGAGTTCTGCACGCCCGCCCCAGCGGCAACGGCTGCAGGCACGTTCATCGCGTCGAGCCGCCACTACCGCCAGCAGCAGCTCTACGTCACCAGCGCCACGACGCAGCACCTCTATTCACCGCTGGAAGATGCGTGGGTGCAGATCCCGTCGGGTGCGCTGGCAGGCACGTTCGCCGCTGGTGCGTGCGGCACCTCCACGGCGATCGGCCCGTCGGGTACCGCCACGGGTGGCAGCACGTCGACGATCAACACGAACCTGACGCTCGCCCGTGACCTGCGTGGGTACTCGATCCACATCACCGGCGGACCGAACGCTGGCGTGACGCTGGCGATCTCGTCGAACACGATCGGCGCGAACGGCGTCGTCACGGTGCCGACCCAGGCGTCGGCGTTCACCGCTTCGACGACCTACCGGCTGATCACGCCCCGCTGGTACGTACTGAACGCCATCACGGCCGCAGGTACGACGACGGCCGCCGTGTTCCGGTTCTACGATTTCGCCACCAACACCTGGGCCTCGGCCGAGACCGGTGCGACGGACGGCATCGCCCCGGCCGCAGTGATCGGCACCGACTCAAAGCTCATCGCCACTCCGTCGTGGCAGGGCACCGGCTACCGGGCTTTCGCCACGGGCACGGCCACGGCGGGCGGCGCATCGACGCTGACGAACTCGGCGAAGACCTGGACCGTGAACCAGTGGACGAACTACCAGGTGCGCATCGTGTCGGGCACTGGCGCTGGCCAGATCCGCACCATTGCCAGCAACACGGCGACGGCGCTGACCACCTCGGCGGCGTGGACGACAGCCCCGGACGCCACGAGCGTCTACAACATCGAGGGCAACGACGACTTCATCTACTACATGGGCAGCAACGCCGTCACGCTGTACCGCTACTCCATCTCGGCTGGCACCTGGACGACGATCACGCCGGGCGTCGCCCGCGCTGCTGCGCCGGGTGTCGGCATGTCGGGGCACTGGGCGTGGGAGTCGACCGACTCGGCGTGGACGAACGAGTCTGCGATCATCTCCGGCCGCCGGATCTACTCGTTCCGTGGCGGCGCTTCGGCGGTGCTCGACTACTACGACATCGCCGCCAACACATGGGTCAACGGCGTGACCTATGCCCCGGCGGCGGAGACGTTCACGACGGGCAGCAAGTACGTCTACCTCAATGATGCGATCTACGTGCAGAAAGAGGCGACCGGCCGCTGGCTGCGGCTGAACCTGGTCACGTCCGAGCAGGACGGCTGGTCGACGATGACCTACACCCAGGGTGCTGCGGTGCTCGGCGACACGGCGTTCGATGTGCACTACACCGACGGCGCCACCGAGATCGACTACATCCACATGGTCCTCAACACGAGCACCGTAATGCTCCGGGCGATGGTGATCTAGTGACCGTCGACGACCTGATCCGCCAGGCCCGTACGTGGGTCGCTCGTCAGACGGTGCTACGCGCCGAAGCGGCGCGCCTCGGCGACACGGCAGCCATCGCCGCTGCCGACGCCGAGATCGCCACCACCGAGGACACCATCGCCACGCTCGAAGCGCTGTAGCCGAAGGGAGCGGCCGTGCTGCTCACGCTGCTGCAGTCACAGGGATCGACACCGCCCGAGCCGCCCCCGTCGCCGGGTGGTGGCCCTGGCAACAAGTTCCGGCTGCTCACCGAGCGACTGCCGGACCTGAACGACGACGACGAGGCGATCGCCCTCGCTCTCGTCCTGCTCGCCGCCTGACGGCGACCGACCCTCACAGAGGAGGCACCATGCTCGCCTTCGAGCGTTACGCGCCCCTGGACGACCTCGAGGTGCGCTCGACGGCCACCGGCCGCCAGTTGCTCGCCTATGCGGCCGTGTTCGGCCGCGACCAGGAGATCCGTGACCGGGAAGGTCACTACCTCGAGCGGATCGCCCCGACGGCGTTCGATCGCACGATCGGCCAGCGCGGCACGAACTTTCAGGTGCTGTTCAATCACGGCCGCACGATTCACGGCGACTCCAGCGAGCGGTACTCGATGCCGATCGGTGTGCCCGCCGAGGTGCGCGCCGACGGGCGTGGCCTGTGGACGGTGACCGACATCGCTGCCACCCCGCTCGGCGATGAGGTGCTCGCCCTCGCCGAGGGCGGTGCGCTGCGTGGCATGTCGTTCTCGGGCCAGTTCCGGGCCACGAAGGCCGCCGGCAAGGTCGACGGCCTGGCCGTCAAGGAACGCACCGAGATCGCGATGGTCGAGTACGGCCCGACGCCGTTCCCGGCCTACTCAGACGCCGCCATCGTGGCGGTGCGCTCGGAGTTCTCGTCGCTCAGCGACGACGAACTCGCCCTGATTCTCGGCGAGGACGACGCCATGCGCGCCCGTCTCGCCGACCTGCTCGCCTCGCTCACGCCCGTCACCGGGCCCAGCGAGTCGTCCCCCACTTCCTCGCCCGACACCGGGCACGTCGTGGTCCTCACCCCATCCCAGCGTCGCTTGCGCGACCTGATCCTCACGAAGGAGACCGCACGATGAACCGTGCAGCACTCGTCGCCGAGGCCGAGGCCATCCGTGCCCGACTCGCCGACATCGACCCCGACAACCTGACCATCGAGCAGGCCGACGCCTTCGAGGCCGACGCCGCCCGCTACGCCGAGATCGAGGCCGACGTGGCCAAGCTCGACGAGCGCGCCGCCAAGATCGAAGCGATCCGCAGCGGCGAGATCAAGACCATCACCGGCGACAGCCGTGACGTGGTCGCCCCGACGGTGCTGAAGCGCAGCGCCGACCGCGACCTGTACGACATCGAGGGTGCGGGCCGTTCGGCCAACGCCCACGACATCGTCGAGCGTGCCATCACCGCCGTGGAGCGCAACGCCGAGCGGAGCTACTCCGACGAGCAGCGTGACGCCACGACCCGTCTGCTGGAGCGCAGCACCAAGCACACGCCGAAGATCGCCGAGTACATCCTGCTGACCGGTTCGCCGCAGTACCAGCAGGAGTTCGAGACCTTCGTCAAGACCCAGGGCCGCTCGTTCGGTCCGCTGCTCGAGCGTGCGGCGATGAGCCTGACCACCGCCAACGGCGGCGCGATGGTGCCCTACATCCTCGACCCCTCGGTGATGCTGACCAACTCCGGCGTGAACAACCCGGTTCGCCAGGCGGCCCGCGTCGAGACCATCGCCGGCTCCAACGAGTGGCGTGGCGTGACCTCGGCCGGTGTCACGGCTGAGTGGCTGGCGGAAGGCGCCGAAGCGGCCGATGCGTCGCCGACGTTCACCCAGCCGGCGATCCCCACCTTCAAGGGTGCGGCCTACCTGTTCGGCTCGTACGAGGTGCTCGCCGACAGCGGTTTCGCCTCGCAGGTGCAGACGCTGATCGGTGACGCCAAGGACCGCCTCGAGGGCACCGCCTTCGTGACCGGCAACGGCACCTCGGCCCCTCAGGGCTTCGTCACCGGCAAGGTGGCCGCTGGTTCGCTGGTGGCCTCGGCCACGACCGACACCTTCGCCGTCGCCGACGTGTACAACACGCAGGCTGGCCTCGCTCCCCGCTTCCGCAACTCGCGGTCGGCGTGGATGGCGAACGTGTCCATCATGAACCGCATCCGTCAGTTCGACACCGGCGGCGGCTCGTCGCTGTGGGCGCAGCTCGCTGCGGCCGCACCGGCCAACCTGCTCGGTCAGCCGATCTACGAGACCAGCGACATGGACGGCACCATCACCGCCCTGGCCGACAACTACGTCTTGGCCTACGGCGACTGGCGGCAGGCATACATCATCGTCGACCGGGTCGGCGTCGAGGTCTACTACGACAACCTCGTGCTCGGCGCCAACCGCCGTCCCACGGGCCAGGCCGGGTTCTTCGCCTTCTGGCGTACCGGTGGTGAGGTCGTGGTTCCCGAGGCGATCAGCCTCCTCAACGTCACCTGATGACCCCTCAGCGAGTCGGCACCGACCAACTCGCTGCTCTGCTCGACCTCGTCGGCCCGTTGTGGTCGGCGAGGTCGAGCGCCACCGAGACTGGTGTGCACGACGGCTACCGCCAGGTGACCATCGTGCACGCCGGTCGCCTGGCGGTGCCCGGCTTCGCCGAGGTGCTCGCCCAGTTCGCTCCGGTGCATGGGGCGTGGCTGTCGGGCCTTGCGCCTAGCGGCTTCATCGCCGAACACATCGACGCCGGGCCGTACTGGGAGCGGTGGCAGTTGCCGTTCACGACGGCTGGCTGCCTGCTCCAGTGCGGCACCCCGGTGCACCACAAGGTCGGCGTGCCGTTCCGGGTGGCGCACCACGACTGGCACAGCGTGGTCAACACCGACGACACCGAACGGGTGGCGCTGGTGATCGACCGTGCCGTGCCGCTGTCCATTCCGTCCGCACCGCTGCAGGTGCGCAACATCGAGGAGGGGCGATGCCTCGTCTGACCGAGACCGTGCATCACGCATCGGGCACCTACGAGGCGGGCGCGGTGCTCGCCGCCGATCACCCGCTGGTGAAGGCCGGGCCGCACCTGTTCGTCGCCGACGAGCCGGTCGCCGCCAAGCCTGCCAAGCCTGCCAAGGTGAAGGCCGAGGGCTGACGTGGCCTACGTCTCGCTCACCGACTTCAAGTCGTGGGTGCGCAACGAGCTCGGTACTGCCGAGGATTCGATCTTGCAGGCTGGCATCGACGCCGCCGTCATCGCCGTGAACGAGCATTGCGGGCGCAGCTTCGACATTGCCGGTTCGCCCTCGGCGCGCTCGTTCGTGCCCGAGTCGTATCGCCTGGTCATCATCGACGACTGCACCAGCGTCACGTCGGTCGTCGAGAACGGCGACACGATCGCTGCCAGCGGCTACCAACTGGAGCCGCTGAACGGTCGCCGCCCGAGCGGCCTGGCGGTGCCGTACGACCAGATCCGGCGCATCTACGGCGACTGGTACATCGACGCCACCGATGAGGGCCGTGCGACGATCGTCGTGACGGCGGCGTGGGGCTGGGCAGTCAGGCCCGCCCCGGTGATCGAGGCAACCAAGATCCTCGCCAAGGACATCCTCATGCAGCGCGACACCCGTAACGGTGTCGCTGCGTTCGGCGAGTTTGGCTCGCTGCGCGTGCGGCTCAACCCGTACGTCGAGGAGCTGCTGAAGCCGTTCGTGAAGGAATCAGCCACGCCGGTCGATGCCATCGGGGTGTTCTGATGGCGACGCTCGACCTGCGTGCCGTGATGACGGCGCTCGCCAACCAGATCGACGCCAACACGTCTCGGGCGCTCGCCTGCTACGACCTGCAACCCGCAACGTTGCCGCAGTTCCCGTGCGCCATCGTGCGCCCCGCTGACCAGTTCGTCGCCTATCACGAATCGTTCGGTGCTGCGCCGCTCGTCGATGTGCAGCTCGAGGTCGCAGTGATGGCGCAAGGGACGAGCGACATCGACAGCCAGATCGCCGTGCTCGACATGCTGTCGGCGGGCGCCGGGATGTCGAACTCGATCATCGACGCCATCAGCGCCGACCGCACGCTCGGCGGCGTCGTCGAGAACACCATCGTCCGCACTGCGTCGGGCCTGTCACGCGCTGGGGCCGATGACGGCTCGGCGGCGGTGATGGCCGTGCTCGCTGTCGGCATCAAGCTCCGGAGGTAGGGCATGCCCGTCTACGCCAATACGTCGGTGTCGGCCGTGGTCGACACGCTCGAACTCGCTGCCTTCGCTCGCACAGTCACCCTCGAGGCGTCTGCCGACGAGATCGACGTGACGACGCTCGCCTCGGGCGGGTGGCGTCAGAAGATCTGCGGGCTCAAGTCGTTCACCGCATCGGCCGATGGCTTTCAGGACTTCGCGACGACCGGTGTCGAGCCGTCGTTCGGTGTCGGCGCGCTCACCGGTCTGGACACGTTCACGATCGCCCCGACGTCGACGGCCACGGCCGGCGATGTGGCCTTCATCGGCCAGGGCCGCCTCGGTGCGAACACGGTGCTGTCCGGTGCTGTCGGCGACGCAGCCGGGTTTACGCTGAACTGGGCGGGCACCGATGTCGTCGCCCGCGGCCTGGTGCTGCACCCGTCGGCGGCTCGCACCGCCACCGGTAGCGGCACCGCTCTGGCGTTCACGTTCCCGACGACCGGGCAGCGGCTCTACGCCACGTTCCACGTACTCAGCGTGACCGGCACCGGTTCGATCGTGTTCACGGTGCAGAGCGACAACGCCGTCGGGTTCCCGTCGGCAACGACGCAGATCACCTCGCAGTCGTTCACTGCGGTCGGGCACCAGTTGGCGAGTGTCGCCGGGCCGATCGCTTCAGAGACGCACATCCGGCTCGGCTGGACGATCACCGGTTTCACGTCGGTCACGTTCGTCGCTGCTGCCGCCACCGCCTGATCTTCACCCCTCGCTCGAAGCCGCCTGATTCTCGGGCGGCTTCGTCGCGTACCCCCATACCAGCACAGAAGGAGCCGTCATGGCCGTCTTCGCTCTCACCAGCGCCACCATCCTGACCGGCACCGCATGGACCGGCACTGCTCCCGGCGGCAGCGCCGCCGCGTCGGGCACGATCACGACGTCGACCGACATCTCGGCGATGGTCACCCAGGTCGAGTTGAGCCTCGAGGCCGAGGAGCTCGACTACACGAACTTCGCTTCGGCCGGTTGGCGCCAGAAGATCGGTGGCCTGCAGATGGGCACCGTGAACCTGACCCTCAACCAGGACTTCGCCGCTTCGCAGGTCGATGCGATCTTCGGTCTCGGTGGCACGCTCGGCTTCGGTTCGACGTCCTCGCTGTATATGGACATCAAGGCGGTGGCGGGCAGCCGAGCAGCGACGAACCCGTCGTACGTGTTGCGGTTCCTGAACCTGGGCTACACCCCGATCAGCAACTCGGTCGGCGAGTTGGCTGTCGTGTCGCTGTCGTTCCCGACGACCGGCGTGGTCACCCGCCTCGCATCCTGATCGTGGCGGCCGGCGGCCAGTCAGGCAGCGGTGTCGGCTTCGAGGCGTCGGCCATCTCGGCGTATCTGCGCAAGTTGGAATCGACGCTCGACGACGATGCTCGGCGGCGCATCATGCGTGCAGCCGGTGGCGACGCCAAGAAGGGCGGCCTGTCGGCGGCAGAGGACACCCTCGGCGCTGACCGGGCCATGTCGAACTTCAAGGGTGGCCGAGTGCCGCTGCGGCTCGGCTACGACGAGGCCGGTTGGCAGTTGTCGATGAATCACCGCCCGTCGGGCGTGTGGTTCCTCGCCGAGCGGGGTCGCAAGGCGTCAGGGTCGATCTACCCACGGGCGAACGGCCGCAAGGCTCGCCGCCCGACCGCTGGCCGGGTGGTGGCGACACCGCAGGGCCCGAGGGCGTCGTCGTCGTACGGGCCGTCCCGTGGTCTGCGGACCTTCACGATCGCCGCTGCGCGTGAGCGCAAGGGCGGCACCGATGGTGCTTGGCGCGCATTGCAGGCCGAGTTCCGACGCATCACCAGGGGGTGACCGATGGCGTTCAGCGACAAGCTCACAGTCGTCATCGACTTCGTCACAGGCCCGGCCCAGTCGGGCCTCGGCAAGATGCGCTCCGAGGTCAAGAAGGCCGAGGGCGCGTTCGGGAAGATGCAGGCCGCTGGCAGTGTGGCGTTCGATGCGGTGAAGGCGAACGCCGCCGAGTTCGCCCTCGCCGCCGGCGGTGCGCTGATCGCCTTCGGCGTGAAGTCGGTCAAGGCGTTCCAGGACACGGCGCTCGCCGCCGGTGCGTTCAGCGACGCCACCGGCCTGGCCGTCGATGAGGCCAGCCGCCTCATCGAGGTCGCTGGCGACATCGGAATCGAAGCCGGGACCGTCGAATCGGCGCTCGGCAAGATGAACAAGACGCTCGGCGCTTCGCCGCAGTTGTTCGCCGACTTGGGCGTTGAGATCGCCAAGACCGACACCGGCGCCACCGACGTGAACGGCACCTTCCTGAACGTCGTCGACCGGCTCAACGCCATCGAGGACCCGGCTGAGCGGGCGCGTGTTGCGTCGCAGTTGCTCGGCAAGGGCTGGCAGGGCATGGCCGAACTGATCGGCCAGGGGTCGACTGCGCTGAAGGCGTCGCTCGCTGGTGTCGCCGACGCCCAGGTGATCGACCCCGACGAACTGAAGAAGGCTCGCGAGTTCCGCGACCGGATGGACGACCTGAACGA